TATTTAGAACATCATCAAATTTTTCGTCATTTTCAATAACTTCTTTAACTACATTCTTAACCAATCTCTGTAATTTATTTTCAGACAATCTAACTATTCTTTTTGTCATAATCTATTTTAATTTTGAAACAGAAAAATCATTATTTTCTAAACATTCTACAAAGTTATCAGATACGTTACCAATGCATTCAGAAAGTTCGTTGTTTAAATCTTTCAAATTAACACAATCTACCTGCTTTGCAAAAATATCAAATGAAAGAAACTTCTTATGACCGTACTTCATAGCACTTGGATTTATATCAAATTCAAAAATCATTCCTCTCTCGAATTTTCCAGTTGATATAAGTCTATTTTTAAATTCTTTTTTGTATTTGTTAAGAATAAAAGACATAGCATCATCATAATTTCCCTCATACATAGGAGTAATCCATGTTCTTCCATTAATATATACAACTTTCGGATTTTCCCTATTCATTGTGCCATATTTCAATGTAACCTTGTCAGAAACATTTAATTTAATCTCTTTGACCATCTTTTTCATAAACAATATCCCTTTATTAAAAAGTAAAGTAAAAAATAAGAAAGTCAAATGAGATTTTAATCTTTGTCTTTTAACACATCGCAAATTTCTATCAGTTTAGCCAAATCACGGACTATTGTTTCAGAAGAATACTGCATTCCCTGTATTTGTTCCTCTAAGTGTTTTAAGTTATCTAATTCTTCAGAATCCTCTGTAACTGATAACAATTTACCAATCTCCGTTAAACTTTCATTCTTAAACTTATCTAACAACTTTTCACGCTTGGTATCAGCATCCTTATTACGTATATTAGTTATATCCATAACAAGGCTTCTTTCGTCTTCATTAAGTTTATCTTTAAAAGTATTGTTGAAGTTATTAAACATTTCATCCAAATCAATCTTATCTGGATTAGTCGCACGATGTTCGTTAATGTAGTTACTAACAGTCATTAAACTATCAGACAATTTATTAATATTAGATAAGTTCTCACGTTTAGTTAATAAAGTATTACAACTCTCAAAGAAACGTCTTTTTTCAGAAGATAATTTATCAGAAGGATATATTTCGTTATCCTTCAAAATCTTAGCTAATTTCGCATTTGATTCTTTAATTGTCTTTTTATCCAGTTTACCCTCAGTGAGGTTCAATGCAGTTCTTACAAAAGATGTACTGTCTGTAACACCATTATAACCACGTAAAGCATTATAAAATTGGAATTGAGAAAGTAAGTTCTTATCTTCTTTAATGGTACGCATAACACGTCCAACCAGTTTTCTATCTTTCTTAAATAATTCTGGAAGTTCACTTTCAAAAATATGATTTAAAATACCAAAATTATTACCTTTATACTCATTTTCCATTTTCTGCTGTTTCAAAGCTACAGATACAGTATCTTCAAATAATTCCACAGCATGATTATAAGTTTCAAAATCCTTTTTATCTAAAGATTCCTTTATAATTTTTATAAAATTATCTACCTTTTTATTGTATTCTGATTTTTTCATTTGTATAACATGTTTTACCTAAATAAATAGTATAAATAAACAAAAAGATGATGCTATAAAAACATCATCTTTTTAAAAACTATTCGTTATCCTTTACTAAATCATCCAAAGAAGATATCATCTTATCAAATTCTTCATTAATCAATAAAGATTTATCATAGATATTTGCTCTTTCATAAGAAATCTCTTCAGCCTTCTTTTCCTTTCTATCAATACAATTAAGATATTCTTCAAATAGTGTATCTAATTGTTTATCACTATTTTTCTTCATAGCCTTTAATGTATTTTCAGTAATAAGAGGTTTTTTCTTATTTACAGATTCCATTGGGGCACCGCCTGCTTCTGGACCGCTACTTCCTGGTGTTTCACCTCCTGGAGGCGCACCAGCATCACCACCCATATCTCCTGTAGGCATTGAACCTTCTTCTCCTCCGATATCACCCATATCATCAGAACCAGGTGCACCGAGTGAATCAAGACCTCCACCGAAGTCTCCTCCACCACCCATAGAGCCACCGCCCATACCACCGTCAGGTCCGCCTTGTTGTGGTTGGTCATCCATGTATTCTGCTCCTGGTTCTCCGTATATTCTATCAACAGTATCAAACAAACCAGTACGTTTAATGATTTGGGTTGTCTTTTCGAGTTCCGCAGAAATACCTTTCTCAAGACGTATCTCTTCAAGGTTTTCTTTAATTTCTTTATCGGACCACTTCATAATTGTCTTTAATGCCTTTGCTTGAGACATAACAGGAATACCACCACCAGGGTCTGATACAGCATCTCTAACAGCAGTAATCTTCTTCTCTATATTATCAATCTCAAGAGATTCTGCTTGAGTTGAAGGATTATTCATTGTAAGAGAGAAATTAGTTAACTCATCACTAAAACCAAGTAGGAATAAGTGAATAGATGCTACCTTAGTTAACTCCATTAAGAACGCCTGCTGAACTCTATTAACCGTTCTCGTGAAACGTATATCCATTAAAGCAAGGTTCTTTCCGTCACCAGCAGTCTCTTCAAAATTAAGGAATGTCTTAGGTATTCTTAACGCTGTTAGAACTTTATTCTGAACAAACTTGATATCATCCATTGCTGTTAAATTTTGTGCTGCTGATAATGTATCAATAGGAGTTGGTGCATTCTGGTCTCTTACAGGGATGAAGATATCTTGGTCCGTTGCCAAAATGTTCTTTCTTAAATCAACTTGACCAGTCATCGGGTCTATGATAGGTGTTCTCTTGAAATTATTAGCAATTTCCTCAACATAAGCAGGTACGTCAGCATCATCAATAGCACCAACGAATATCTTATATACACGTCTTTCGATAGAACGTTCAAGACGATAAATAAGCATCATATCTTCCATTAAACTAAGCATGCGCCAATGTCTACGTGCTGAATTTAGATAAGAAACTCCATAAGGAAGATACATAGAATTTGTCAATAATCTAAAATGTGCTATCTGCCAATCTCTGAATGGTACTTGTGATTGACTATCATCTAACCAAACGAATTTAGTAGACATGTCAGAATTGGTATCTGTATTGTTAGCTGCAACAGTAGAATATCCTGTTGAATATGGATTAGTAATACCGTTTTCTATACGTTCAACATTAAATACTGGTAAACGTTTCCATCCTTTAACACCTAATTTATGGTCTATATCAAGCATCATGTAATCATTACCATATTTACACATACCACGTATAACCATTTGTGCTGTTAATTGTAGGTTTAATCTATTGGTAAATAAATCTTCAAGAATACTTTTCACTCTATCTGATTTAGAATACACATTTACTATATTTCCTGTATCTGACGGTAAACAGCTTTCCTCAGAAACGATATCAAGTGCAGCACCTATCTCTGGAAATGAGTCCATCAAATCTGCATCACGATACATCAACTTAACATTATTAAGTCCTGAGTAAGCACTTACATTTAAATCAACGTTAGCTTTAACCCATCTATTTTCAAGATATTTATTCTGTTGTAATTCTAATTTTACTTTCTCATAATTATCTTTATCGTTGGTTTGGTATATAACACTATTACCAGACATATCATAGTTATTGATATGCCTTGCCATTGTGTCCTGTGTATTCCAGTTACCAGTTATAGCTTTATCTAATTGTTGAAAAACAGTTAATTTATTAGCCATATAAATTTTTATTAAAAAATAACATTTTTAGTTGATTTCTAAATAGTTTCATCTATTTCATACCACTAAATAACCACATATAAGTTCCGCCTATATGTTTATTCGGTTTTGATGATAAAGAATTACTATTCATCATAGGAAGACCCGATTTAGGTGTAACAGGTTGACTGTATCTTATAGCTGGTCTTCTAATATTAGTTCCATTTGTCATCCTATAAGAACTTAATATTGCTTCGTCTTTACGTTTAGCAGCTTCTATTTTACTAAGAGAAAACTGCATTACAAATAGAGCCATTGCAAGACATGTAATTGTGTCATCATGTGCACCTTCCATGTGGTCCATACGTCCAGTTTCGCCTTTAAAAATCCATGTATCAAGTTCATTAATAACACGTGCAGAACGTATTTTAAATTCGTTGTTTCTAACAAGTCCTGCAAAGTTAGCAAGTACAGGA